AATTGACCTATAGGACCAAATTTAGCGTAGACTAACACGTTAATAGCATCTATAGGTTTCGTCGATCCTCCTCCACCCTCAGTAAGTAAACCTGGGATGTTGGAGGCCGGGGATAGAGCGAGTGCGGTCCGTTTGGCGAGGGATTTTATGATTTTGTGGGTTTCGGAGTCCTTAGTTATTTTAACTAAGGAGTCTACCACTAATCGTCCTTTCTCTTGCTGGATGGTCTTTAAGGCTGCGGATTCGCCGATGCGGACTATTTGTGGTCCTACGGCGGAATTAGCTAACTTGCTCTTTCTGTACACAAAACGCTCACAGAATACTCCATATTTGCGTGAAATATACGATTTCTTATAATTATTGGCCAGACCGAGTGAAACGATATTGGCTTGGTACTGTCTAATGGTACCCTCGGTCCACAGTCCTATCAGGTCATCGCCGCAGATAGCATGGTCCTTTGCACGCGCCCCGGCGTCGGCAGCAGCGAACGCGTTAAGAAGGCATAGAACTATCCAAGATGGTCCTAGCCCCATTAGCGCTCCGCACTGGATTTTTCCAGGCCGTCCGGCTATCGTGTGCTCTGTGATCACGTTCTCTAAGGCGTCCTGCCACCAATCAGGTGTACCGGTGTGATTTGTTATCCGGTTTAGGACGAATAAAGAGAGGTCAATTGAAATCGGGTCCGTCGACTTCGCAAGGTCAGCAGAGAATAATCTCAGGTCATCAGGCTGGTCGTGTTTATTGATAAGAAGTAGTTCTTTGTTGCGTAACGCAACTTTGGTTTGAGTTAACTTCTTCAACCAAGGCATGAGCCAGCTTACCATCGCTCGGGCCTGCCAGACTACAGAAGCTGTATGGATAGTGGCGATGCGGATTTTTCCGTCACTACCTACTATTGGGAGCAGTTTACAATGCCGTTTTGTTTTATCTGCAACGGCTCGCAAGAAAGTATCCGATAGTTTGGATTCGACCAATGGATAATCGGGATTTGTCAAATTATTAGTGAGTTCCCACGCCTCCCCTCGGAGGAGTGAGTTCTCATTATAAATGGCAGTCATCTCGTCATCGTCTATGTCGTCTCCGTCGCTATCTTCGGAGAAATACTTTGCGTTGCGCAGTTGCCTTAAACGGTCATTGTTCGCCTCGATACGAGTCACGATATCATTGATTCGAGCTTCATCTCCGTAGAGTTTGAGCGCGATTAAGGCTCCTCCTTTAGCGGCTGATTGTTCCACACAAGCCTTTGTGCCTGGGACAGGTAAGTTGCCAATGTGAGTTATTGGCTGTTTGTTGGTAAACTGATCATCTATAAATTTACCCAAACGGTCTAAGATCGTAGCGGAAGGCATAGGTGTACGAGTTGTTAAGCGAATATACGCTTCCTCTTCTTCTTTGCGTTGATCTTCTTGAGATCTGCTTGGAATACTAAAACCTCTCGAAAGAGAAGAAGCCAGAAACCAAGTTTCGGCGGTCTTAGTAGTACAAGCGAATTTGATAGGAGACAAAGGATCTTGCCTACCATACATAGCAAGGTGCCTAGCATTAGAAGACACTATTTTGCCGAATCTCAAAGCGCCCATACGGATAAACGTCACGACCATAGTTATATATTGAC